ATACCCATTTTACGCTGTTCAGTGAATTGTTCTTTAATTTCATCTATAGTATAGTGTTTTTTAAGATCATCTACTGATACACCATAAACTAGTCTCCAAATCTGCATACTTATTATCTCCTTACTTAAATTAGATCAGGTGTTTCAGCTTCCTCTTCATCCCATAATGCTTCCTCACTTCGAGGTTTTCGATCCATAGTATTATTATGAGGAATTTTTGTATCATGTAATGGTCTACCACTATGCGTATGCATTCGTGCAGGCACAAATTTTTCTATATCAAGAATTTTTCCATTATACATATTTGCTTTATATAGAGGAGAATCTCCCATATTAAAGATTATATGTTTATCTGAAACTTCATGCATTGCTGGGAAGGCGTACCCACGCTCTTCCAACTGTTTATGTAAAGGAACTAATTCTTTGCTTAAAGCAAGATTTGGTTCCTGAGATACATCCCCTCCATAATCTTCCGTATCGTCACCACCATAATCAGGCATAGAGTCTGCGGATTCACCAGGTTCGCCAAAGCCATCACCGCCCCCCATTGCATCTCCCATACTGGCTGACATCATGGCTTGTTGTTGTTCAACTGGATTAAGAGCCTTACCTGAAACCACGAAATCGATATTATCGATCCCCATTTTTCCGTTTGTCTTAATCTCAATATCAAAGCCCATTTGTAAGGCCATATTTGCAATAGATGCTCTCTGTTGAGCAAAAGCGATTCTGGTTGCTTCTGCCTTTTCTTCTGGTTGTTGTAATTCTAATACCCAATCAGTGATACCAAAAGCTTCTAACAGAGGTGGAAATACTTTTTCTTGTAGAATACGTTGATCGGATTCTACTACTCTAGACATAACCGTTAATTGCTGAGTCTGAGAAGACATTCCACCGTAAGCATCTGGAGAACCCTGCCAAGCAGGAGTAACACCCCACATAGCCGCTATTCTTTCACGAATCTCTTCTCTAACTGGAAGATAATCCATTTCTTGTAACGTATGGAAAAGGCGCACCATTTCAACCTTACCACGGCCATTCTTTGTCCCTACAGCCACCATTGGGATGTAGTTTGGATCATATCTCATCTTCGCAGCGATATTATCCCTTTCTCTTCGGAGAGATTCAGGATCATCCGTGAAAACCATCAACATAGAAGCAGGCATTCGACGCTCAAAGAAATATCTATAAACGTTTAAATCCATTCCTCTTATGGTTAAAATCTTGTGCATTAACGTTAGAAGAGGGCTATAACCATATGTTTCTGAATGGTAGAATTTACTTGCGTGAACAACTTCTGAATCTAATAAATAAAGAGGATGTGCGCGATAATTATACTTATACATAGCCGCTACTAACGGTCTATCACATGTTTCACACGTTCCAGGGTCATCAGCAGGCGCAATCTCTCTATGTATATAACAAAGCCAATGAGAATTCTTAGGTAATCCTTCAGGATTTAAATCCCATTCCATATAAGCTGGATTTAAGCGTCTAAGTTCAATAGGTTTAGACCTTACAGTACCGTCTGGCCCTTCAATGTATTCTTTAACAATATGTAAAAACATATCATCAAGAGAATTTATATCAAACCAAAGAGCGCGTAATACGGCCTCAAAGGACATATCAAAGACGTTTGAGTCAGACATAAACTTATCAAAATTTAACTTTTGATCTGGTCTAGGTTTCTCTAATATTCCTTCTTCAACATCTTCGCCCTTAGCCATAGCCTCTCTTTGCCGTTCTGGTAAGGTTACAGCACATTGTGCACATTCTTTAACTTCTTCCATGTATTCTGCGTGACAGAGAGTACATTTAATGGCAAATTTTGGTTTCCATTCGATCCCTCGACGGAAAACCTCATTGATAATATGATTAATTGGCCCACGTATTTCTTCAGTGTTCTTAGCGAACTCAATAAGCTGGAAAACTTGCTGTTGACGATATTGTAGCTGTTGGCTAACATAACCACCATAGAGTAAGTCTAAACCAAGTGTAGGGGAACGATAAGTTTCTGCGTCTCCAGACTCTTTCATTAACGACATTGTATTAAACAACTGATTTAGTTGTGTTTGTTGTTTAAGAACCCCTGGAAGTTCTGGTAGATAATCTCGTAATTTCATTCAATAACCCATTTTTTCTAATCTAGTTAGTCTGCTATGATTGTTTTAAGGAGAGTAGCAATATCTATATCTAAATTGCCTTTATTACTCATAGTTTCAATACTTTCAAGAACTTTCATAGCTCTTTCATGTTTGAATGTATTAGTACTAATAGCATTTTGTTGTCCTCGAAGGGTAGATACAATTTCTAACAATGTATCTCTTTCATCCCTTAAGGCTTGAATTTCTAACTCTTGGTCAATACTACTACTAGTACTAGTACTTGGCTCATTTCCTTCCGATGCAATTTCAAACAGATTATTTTCTGCTTTGTCTTCAGGCATATAATCTTGCTGTTCAACTTCTCGCATTAAAGCAAGAAATTGGCCTTCTTTAATAACTAAAACGGCATCCGAATCGTCTGGAATATCTAACTCATCAGTTAGTGTCATAGCAGACATTTCTTTATGCCATGTGTCTAAAATTCGCCAAATACCATAATCGTCTCGATTTGCGGTATATTGTACTTCCCTTTGACGTAAACTAGAGCCAATTTGCCCATAATCTGAACTCATTTTCTTCACCTTTTCGTAAAACTTTTCTCTTTACCCTTCTATTATACATCTTTTTAGTAGTAAGATGCAATTTTTAATCACATTTTCCTAAACCACATGATTGACACGTAGGACAACCATTTTCAATAATTATTCGGCCATTACAGGAAGTACATTTTTTAATGCCCATTTCTGTAGTAATAATACGTTCTTTAGTCCCAAGGCTAGTTTCCGTTTCACCCATTTTTTTCACTTTGGAAAAATTCTTGTTCATACTTTTAGCAATAGCATCAGAAGGAGAGAGAATTAATTGTCCCTTATGCCAAGCTGGGCAACAAGTAATACCATTCAATTGATACGCAATATCTTCATACGATATTCCTTTTTGTAAGCCTAAAGAAACTAATCTAGCTATAGTCTCTAAAAAGGCTGCATCACAACCGCCTGCTTTTCCACCATTTGCAATAACTTCATGAGGTTTTCCATTCCAATTAGTAGTGACTAGTAAGCTGCCATGACCAGTAGCCCATTTTGACGAAATACCTTGGAGATCATCGGGTCTTCCTATATTACCAGCTTCAGGGATTACCCCTTCCTGAATACCCCAATCAGACATGTTTTCTAGAGGTTCTTCAACCTCTCTTAATATTTCATCTAGATTTTTCTCAATTGGAGCTAATACTTCTAATTCTCTAGTACCGGAACGATATACCGTCACACCTTTACATCCAAGTTCCCATGCTTGCATATAAATAGCACTAATTTCTTCTGCTGTAATATCATTAGGAGCATTAATAGTCTTTGAGACAGCATTAGAAGTATTTTCCTGCCATGCTGCTTGCATTTTTAAATGTGCATCAGGGGAAATATTCAAGGCCGTTTGGTAAATATGCTGTTTTAACCCTAATGCCTTTAAAATTTCTAGAGGATTCTGTTTATGAAGCTCTAATAAATCAATAGAAGAATCCGTATTATTATAATATTTAGTTAATTCTTCTCTAAGTCCTTTGGCACAATCAAGCATTTTAGTTGTGCGATCTCCTACATCATCTTTCCAAAGAATATTCGATTCCCAAACAAGGTCGAACAAAGGCTCAATACCGGAAGAGCAATCAGCAAGTCTACTAATAGTACCCGTAGGGGCAATAGTAATTACTGACGAATTTCGTACTGGCCGTGCCCCCTGAACATTAAACGCGGAATTAGACCACTCAGGAAATGGGCCTTCTTTAGCAGCTAACTCTGCAGAAGCATCCCAAGCACTGGTACTAATAGCTGACCCAATTTTTCGGGCTTCTTCGATAGCCTCTTCCGAATCATAGGGAACGCCAAGAGAAATTAAAGCATCGGCCCATCCCATGATACCCAAGCCAATACGCCTGGTGGCAAGATTAATATCTCGTAAAGATTGTAGGGGAAATGTATTTACATCAATAACCCCATTGAGAAAATTAACAGAGTCATGGACTACACTATCTAAAGCAACATAATCCCATTGACCATTAACAACAAACTTAGATAAATTAATAGAACCTAAGCAACAGCTATTACCATCCTCCAAATACTCCTCACCACAAGGATTACTGGTCATTATATCACCAAGTTGAGGATTTGGTTGTGTTTCCAAAACTCGGTCTATAAAGGCAATACCAGGGTCACCTGTAGTATAGGCTGACTCGCATATCTCATTCCATAACTCTTTAGCTGGCATAGATTTTACACCTTCACCAGTATGTGGGTCAAATAGAAACCACGGTTCATCCGCAAGTACAGCTTCCATGAAGGCATCAGTAATTTGTACGGATATATTGAAGTTCTGTAAATCCTTAAAAGTATCCTTACAATGAATAAAATCCTGTATATCAGCATGAGAAATACTTAATTGACCCATGTGTGCCCCACGCCTAAAACTCCCTTGAGTAATTATCGAAGCATTAAAGGAAATCATTCGAAGAACATTTACTGGCCCAAGAGCTTCACCATGAGGGCCATTAACAGGAGCACCTTTAGGACGAATTTTACTTACTCCTATACCTATGCCACCCCCAGATTTTTCAATCATTACTACATCACTAACAACATTCATGATATCTACCATATCATCTTCTGGGCTACGTACAAAACAAGCACTTAAACAGCCTTTATTTGCACCAGCATTTACTAAAGTAGGAGAATTGGGGTGGAATTCACCACTAGCCATCATACGATAATACATATATACTAATTCTTCTTTGCCATCCGCTATATGATTTGCTACTCTTAAATACATCTGATCAGGGGTTTCTACTATATTACCTTCCTTATTCTTCATAAGGTATCTATCCTCTAAGATTGTGAGAATATTAGGTGTCATTCGTTTGGCGGCTAGATTATACTCCATTAAGCTCTCCTATATTATGTTGATCAATTTTTATGATTTTAGATTTTTCTTCAGGATAGTCCACGGTGGCTTTTATCCATTCCATACTTGCTTTCAATTGCGCTTTCTCTTGTTTTTCTTCATGGCATATTAAACATTTTTGACGTTCAAATATCCACCCCTCAATATGCTGACAGTCTGGGCATACTAGGACACGTTTATCCCCTTCTTCTAATTTTATAGGCTCAGCCTTAAAAGTAAGGACATCCCCAACAGAGTTATCCTCTCCCATTGTTGCCATATCTAATAGATTACCTATATCCTGAGTATTACCTCTCATTGAGTCTACATGTGCGTAAACAGCCAGAGCAATTGACCAGAAAGCATCACCATGCCCTGCTGGAGTTACTGCTGCTGATAAGGTGTTATCAACACATACAATCTGAGAACGCTGGCGATGATCAACAATTAATTTGATCTTTCCTTGATTCACATATTCTTCAAATTTTGTTGCCATAGCTCTACGTTGTTTAGGGGTAAAAATAATAGGTTCCCAAATAGGGTTTAATTCGCCCACTTCTTCAATCATCGGGATAGTATTATCAAAGAAGCCTTTATCAATCTCAAAATTATCGGCAACCGTATTTAAAAAGTGTACTTGTCTAGTAAAATCCATACCATCTAAGAAAGTAGTATTGATCTCTACAATAGCAGTACCATCGACTTTACTCGTAAATACACATAAATGTGATGGGTGACGTTTCTTTCCAATATCAAATCCAGCAACAGTTAAATCACTATCTAAGTTGTCGTGGAAAACATAAGGGTCTAATGATTTTAATTCTTCAAATTCCACGGCCTGAATTTCTTCAATATTTAAGAAGGCATTGACTGTAGCAACAGGGTTCAACATGAACTCGGCTGAGAAAATTCTAGGCCTTTCAGCTTGATAATTTTCTAACCATTCTTTACTACGTATTTCTGGGGCTAATACTTCTCTATCAGGGGTTGGATTAAAGACGGGTAACACACAACTATTAAAAGCATCATCATTTTGAATTTCTGCTAATAAATCATTAGTATCCATTGGGGTACCCATAACAATAATGGGCGCACCAGGATTAGGGACAAGCATTGTTTCTTTTAAGAAGAACTCCTTTGCTTTTTCTAATTCTCCCGTATTAAGAGGGTTTTCGGCGTCTCTTAATATATCATCTGCAATTAAACCACCATCGACGTGCATACCTCTCTTAAAGTTAAACAAGCCTGCTGGTACAATCTCGACGTGGATTCCATTAACTAGATATTTAAAAACTCCATCAGCGTCTTGTGATCGATCTTGCATTAAATCATAAAGAACAGGATTATTTCTAATCTCTTTCTTCATTTCTGAAATGTGATACCGTGTCATTTTTTCTGTGAAACTGACATAGACTATTTCAGTATCTTTTGTAGCCTTTAACAGTCTCCACACGGCAAAGCCGTGCCCTAGAATAGTACTCTTGTAGTGACCTCTAGGGAGTACGGCAACATAATGCTGTCCTGTTTCCATACATTCTTCTACATCATGACATATTTTTTGCACATGCCATAAAGAAAAATGCTCAGGTTTGTCAAATCCTTGTGACCATATATCACGTATAAATTCGTAAAATGTTCCGATATGAACGCTTTGTTCATCAATTAGATTAGTCGAAAGCTGTTCTAAAGCCTCCCTTAGCCGCATTTCTTTTATATTAGGCATGTAAACAACACATTATATTTAACTTATGAACTATATCTGAAAAACTATATTGACTAACATAGTATGTCAGTCAATATATATATTTTACCACAAATTGGGCTAAGATGGAAGCATTTTATGAAGTAGAATATTTCTGAAATATTCTTCGAAGTTCAATCCCAAGTTTATGTCTCATCTCTTCATCCGTAATAGTTGCCGTAATAGCATCTAGTACATCGGTAATAAATTGTAGATTTATTGTTTGATCCGTAATTTTACGGGAAGAATTGATTGCCATATCAATAGCCTTGGTTGCTTCCATTGCGGAAGTATACTCCATTTGCTCCAGTTCTTCAGCCGCTTTATCACGAACTTTATTTAACAGGGCTTCATCGCGTTCTTTTTTTGCTATGTGGTCTTCAATTTCTCGACTACGTGTTCTAGCAATAACGTCTATTTCCATATTTTTAACGACTTCTGGAAGATCATTTTTCTCTATCCATTTACGGACAGTAATTTTTGATGGGAGTCCATCTCCCCCTAAAACAGGACGATATTCTCTACATATTTTTTCATGTACTTTTGGTACAGAATGCAATTCTAAGTAAAGCTCAATCGCCCGTAATTTAATCCCTGGTTCAAAGGCCATGTTTTTTCTCATATAAAATAGCTTCGTCTTGTAACTCTTCTAACTTAGCTTTTAATCCTTCGCTTACGGCTCTAGATATTTTCCAATGGACTTCCTCGTGAACCACTAATCCATCATGTTCTTTAACCGCAGCTTTAAATATTTCTATTTCCGATAATATTTTAGTATATCTTTCCTTGGCAGTTAAAGGTTTTTTCATTCATCCTCGGAAAGTTCCTGATCTGAATTAAACATAAGTCCATGAGGGCATTTTATTTGTATGCCCCCAGGCATAATCACTTCCCAACTATCTTTATCATCCTCATTTAAGGTGTCAATAATAAATATACAGTCATCGGCAAATACAACTTCTAGTAAATATTTACTTTCTTCAGCAGGGATATCAAAATATTTATCCATTATCTAATTCCGTAAGCACCTGAATTAAAATCTGAATCGGTTGGATCATCATATACATGGTGTTCAATCTTATCAGGATCAGGCATATGGGGAGTAGTTGTTTTACGGTCAGCCCTTACTCGACAGGAAGTAAATTTTTGTGCTTCTGTTACTTTAATACTGGAACGTATTACTTGTCTAGACATTCCAACATCACCCCTTCCACAGACACCGGTGAAGTAATCATCTGCAAACGGCTTATGCCCTCTACCCCGGTATACTTCATACTTATAAGGAAGAGCAATATTCCACTTACATTCTTTATCATTACAGTAGAGAAGCTTTGCATTAGCAAAGACTAGTTCAAGGCACTCTTGATCTTGAGTGCAATGACACATCTTATCTGGAGTGTACCAACATTTTCTTTCT